TTACGATATTGTCGTCCCAATCGAATGCGTAATATTTTAGGTCGGGGGTTCCCTCTTCCGTAAATCCTTCGTTTATTTTTTTTCTCATATTCTATTTTAAAGGCTATGGGGAGAATTTCACTCCCCTTTTTTTATTAAATATTATCAAATGACGCTCCTGTTGGTGTAATCAAGAACTCGATGTCGATAAACTCTAATGCTTTAGTAGGTTTGATATAAATCTTACCAACCAGTTGGTTTTTATCTAAATCTTCAGGTGATGATGAAACAGTTACACGGAAATCGTATAAACCTCTGTCTCTTCTAATCGCATCTAAGATAGGATTAACCGCATCCAAGAAATCTTGTCTAACTTTCATATCGTTTTGTTCGAACAATAATCTTACCGCCACCGCTGAAATCAACTTACGAGCTTGTAATAATAATCTTCTTACGTTAATTCTGTCAAGAGCAGATTCTCTAACTTGTAATGTTTTATTACCCCAAATAACCGTACCAACATCTGAGAAGGTTGCGATTGGGTTAAGTCTACCACTGTATAGAACGTCTCTATCTTCTTGAGTTAACTTACGTCTTGCTTTAATTGCGTTTACCAAACCTCTTGTGTAACCCGCTGATGCGAACCAAGGGAATGCGATATTATCTGTTAACGCCAAGTTTCTTGTTACCTCAGCAGTTGCTGGAATATAGATTTGAGTATTGTTTACAGTATCACGAGTTAATACCCAAGGGTAGTAAGTTGCCGTGTAGTTTGAGTCAACACCGATTTGTTCTAAGTTATCAACCGCCTCTTGAGGATAAATCATATCCATTGAATCGGTAGTTGAAGGTACGAACATATTAAAGTCAGGAGTTGTACAGATATACAATGAATCCGCTCTATCGTACTCAATCATTTCAATAGCATCTTCAACTAAGTTACTGTTATTAACATAATCAATACCTGGAGTTACAAACACGTTAATGTTTACTGCCTCAGGGTTAACATAAGTTCTTTGTCCTAATAAGTAAGCGTAGTAGTCAGTGTTTGCCCAATCTTGAGAATTATCTCCAACTGTTATACGTTTAAACATACCTGAACCTGTTGCGGTTGGGTATCTATCAGAATAACAAGCTCCTCCAAGATAACCTGAAGAACCTACTTGGAATCTATCACTGTTTGTTCTATATTCTCTATAAACGTCCCATCCGTCAAAACCTCCATTAACAAATAATGTGAATTTTCTTGCGAATAATCTGTAATACGGGTTATTTGCATTATCTGGGTCACTTCTAAAAGCACCATCCCCAACCGCAAATGCAGTTCTACCTGAAGTTGCGAATGTTTCCGCAATTTTAACAACTGTCGCTCCTGAGTCCATATGGAAACCTTTAGTAAGGTATGACCAATCTTGAAGTATAGGGTCACAAATGGTACCTAAATTTTGTTTACCTCCGTATTGGAAGAAATCTAAATCATATCCTGCTCCTGGTGAGTTTGATAATCCTAAATAAGTTCTTCTAACATTGTCTCCCGAACTAACCGCAGGATTATCTTGTCCATTAGAATAACCGAATGGTGGGTTAAAAATAACTTCACCTGGAAAATCGTATTTAGTTTTAAAAATTGGGAATGGTGATTTAACTCCATCATAATTTCTAAAAGTGTACCCTTCAAAACCACAAGGTAATGAGTCTTTAGGCGCATCTTCATTAATTTCAACCATTACAAATTTAGAATTCAATGAGTATTCTCCATCAGCTGAACCAACTTTTTTACCCACAAAATTATTTAAGTTAGGGTCCATAGAACAGTTTGTAAATTTCTCTAATACTACAGGTGCATCATCAGTATCGTAATAATCACGAATAACAACGTCAAATGTTTGATTGTTGAAAGACATATTCATTAACGAAATTTTTAATTGGTCGTTAGCAGAATTACCGTCAGCAATTGAGATAAATTTAAACAATCTATAAACTTTAGTTCCTCTTAATTCAGAAACTAACCAAGGAGTTTCAGGAGTTTGATATTTTTCATTGTAGTATCCGATACTTGAGGAATCATTACTTCTTGACTCAGGTAAAGATATTAACTCAGCTCTTAAACCTCTAACATATCCTTTCTTAAACGCCCAATTTAACATACTTGAGAATACCTCTTCAACAAATAACGGAACTTCTGTTCTTGGTTTTGCAAAATTACTTCCTCCAAATACTTTTGGTAAGTACGTAGCATCTGACTCTTGTAAAGAGGTTTTGAATACAAACGTTTTACCTTCATCATTTGTGATGTTAACCGCAAATGGTGAGTATGGGTTTTTACCTACAGAAGAATAACTTCCAGAAAAATCTAAAGTTACCGCACTTAACGCCTCAACCTCATAATTAGGTCCGTCGTGAGTTGCGTCGTAAGTCGAAATACCTCTTGAACGTAAAGTTGCAACAATTAAGTTGTTATAATTACTGTAAGAAGTACCATTATAAAAATATAACTTACCGTGTAACGTTCCTGAATAACAATCAGGTTGAGTTGTAGTAGTTGTACTAATAGGTGATGTTGTTGTTGTAGTTTCACAAGGATTCAACGTTGTACTTGTAGTAGTAACTGGGTTAGTAGTACTTGTAGTAGTTGTTGTTCCTGTTTTAGGTAACATAACTAAGTCTTTAACTACAGTCCAAAATGAATATCCTGAATAACTATTACCACTGAAATTTTCAAATAGTGAATAATACCAAGAATCATTATATGATGACGTATAGTCTGTCTCATCTTGAGAAACTGAAGGTACCGCCAACACGTTATTAGATGAAGTAAACGCAGTGTTTAAAATATCATAATCGTATGTAGGAATTGTACCCCAATAGTTTATTGATGTTGCACTTAAACTTGGTTGAGCAAAAATCGATAGTAACTGTTGATTAATATCTGATTTTAATGTTGAAACTCCCCCATTAAATTTAGTGTATTGGTTATTGATGATATTTTGTATCTCATCAGGGAATGATGTAGTATACGAAATACTACCATCTTGATTTGCGCATCCTGTAAAAGGGATATCGAAAGATATTGAATCAACGGTACAAATAATGTCACAAGTATTGTCGACAAAATTAGGTACTGATGTACAGGTCTCTTGGAACGCCACCGTTGTAGGGTCAACATTGGCAATTGTTTGAATTGACCAAGAAGGACCCGCATCATATCCTGATAAACCTAATACTCTTGTCATAAACATTTGATTAGATTGTTGTAGGTATGATTTTGCGATGTACGCCGATTCGTACTTAGGAATTTGCGTGTTTATAAATTTTTCAGGGCTTGTCCCCCCGAAATAAGTTTGGAACTCATCATAATTACTAATGAAGATTGGTTCAAAGGCGGGACCTTTTAAAGCCTCACCAACCATACCTAAAGTAGTAACCCCAACACTCTGAGTAACAAAGCTTAAGTCTCTTTCCGATGTGTACACTCCTGGTGACACGAATACTTTACTGTTTGTTGCCATTATTTTTTAATTTCTATGCAGATTTATTTTATCATAAATATTTGTTTTTATACCAAAAAACTTTACTTTTCAAAACATATTTTTATTCTGGCAGACTTTTTTCTACCTTTTTTCTACTTATATATATGGATAAAGAAATTAAAAAAATCAAAAACCTTAAGATATCGGTCGAATCACACGCGTTATTGAAGAAATACTGTGATAAAAGGGGTATTAAAATTTACAAGTTTATTGAGAATTTCATTTTTGAAACTTGTAAAGAAAAAAAGGATATCTACGGAGAAAATTAAACTAAAGTCGCTTCAAACTTCAAATTAGAGGTTTGATTACTATATGTTTTACCTATTTCAAACTTAACTTCGTCCCCTCCATTAACTCTAAGTTGAGTTAAATTTGACCCATAGAACTCCCCATTAATGTATATATCGTACCTCGACACATTATCTGAAGACACCCAATTTAAATCCACCCTTTCGTAGAATCTTTTTAACACAAACGTGTTCTCATCAAGAAACTCAATGTCAACTGAATAATTTGATGGGTTATCTAATTTTTTTCTTCTTTTAGAACCACCACCTCCACCAACAGTTTCAAACATTTGAAAAACTCTTTCAACTCCTGGTTTAACTTCAAATTCATCTTCGTCTAATAAAAATCCCATCATTGTGAAATCGTATGTTTGGATGTAATATTTTCTTTTTTCAACATCCATAACCGACTCATCAGATACGTTATCCCAAATAATTGGAATATAATGACCTTTAATATTTTGGTAGGCTTGTCTTGACGAGAATTTCTGTAATATTGTTTTATTAACCGAATTTAATTCTCTCATTCGATTACAGATTATTTTAACGGAATATTTTATATCAACAGGTACAGGTTGTGGTATTTTATATACGTCAACATTAATTCTATCCCCATCAAAACTAGGTACTGACGCGTAATAAAACTGTTTTCTATTCGGTATGGTGTATTGTAATGACGGTAGTGAACCATATTTAATTTCAGGAGCTCTAACCACGGTAATAAATGGTGGAGCCGCGTTTTTATCCAAATCTTGGAATTTCCAAGTCTGAGTAAATTGAGCCCAATTCTGAGTAGTAACAATAATGTCAACCGTCGGTATTATTTTACCATCAACAGTGACCTTTAACTCCTCTTTAACAAAATCTAAAAACCCTCTATCCAAATCTGCGTGTAAAACCGATTTAGGCAAATAAGTACCGTGCTCGTTAATCTTATCTAATAACTCAACTCGTCTAGGATATAAAGTCCTATACGGTGTTAACTCAATATTTTTCTTTATTTGTTTTGGAAACCCCATTTTAGTATTTTACAATTTCGTTAATAACGAACAATTTATTTTTTTGGTTAATCATATCAACCTCCTTGGCTTTATATACAGGTTCTCCACTCGATTTGTAAACAAAACTATCGTACTTGTATGGGTCATAAGTGACAACATTGTCATTACTTTCCTCAGGCATATTTTCACAAGGATACTTACAATAATCGGACAATGTCCCAATTACAAATGCGTGAACATTCTTTCTTTTTTCCCCTCTAACCTTTTCCTTACCCCCTTGTCTAACTCTAAATTCAACGTTGGTTAATTTAACATAATCCGCGTGCATAATAACAATAGAATTATAAGTAACCGAAAAAGTATGTTTATGTAAGTTATAATACACCATAACTTTTTTACCTTTAAAATCTTCTTCTGAATTGTCGTGGCCACATTTATGACAGACATATGGGTCGTTACCTCCCTCAGATAAATCCCAAGACCAACTACACTTGTCACAAATCACTTCTTTATTTGTGACGGTTTCTCGAATTAATCTTGCTTGTCTTTCAGTTATTATTAGTTTCATTATATACCTCTAAATTCGTTATCACTCACAGGGGTTGCAACAATTGTTCTGTAAAACGGTTTGTATCCTCCATATGTGTGTTTATTATCTGAAACAACTCTTCCATCATTTGCAACAACATAGTATCTTACTCTTGTTTCGGTTTCGTAGTAACCAATATAATCACCATATGAAATATCGATACCTAATTCATCCAAGTGAGCCTGATAAACTGATATACGAGCATTCCCTGGTTCCATTTGGTCCACTTTACTACTACCCATATATTTGTTTTCGGGTTGAGTTATCTGAAGAAACGCATTAAATTCAACAGGAACTTGAAATTTAATTCCGTCAGATACAGTCTCACCGTATACATCGTCTGTTTTAGTTTTATACCTATCAACACGATACAATACTAAAGTAAAGTTCATATCCCCTTCTAACCATTCTCTACCCATACCTAAATCTAACGAATAATCTTCCGCTCCGAAAAACTTTCCTAATCTTGTAATTGGTACTTTATTTTGACTCATATTGATAAATATCTAAAAGTTTATTATCATTACATAAATAACTGTAATTTGGAAATTAATGCTTCAGATAATAATCTGTTAATTGAACAGAAAGCTCTCGGTATATTAGAGACTTATTCAGGTGCCAATAACTATTTGATGAGGTTAAAAAGGCAACAAGAGTTAAATAAAAAGTTCTACCCAACAAGAGCTCAATCGGATTATATCATTAATTATAATGACGTAGTACCTAAAGTCGCTAAAAAATGGGTTGACTTAGACCCTTACTTCGCTCAAAAAATCGCGGACGAAAAACTATACACAAAAGTACCCGAACAAGTATGGATTGAAAAACTTTTGGTTGAGAAAGAAAAGGCTTATCATATTTGGGGTAAAATTTTTGAGAATGAAGAATTGCACGAATTTTGGTTACCTAAAGGTGCGATAATTAAAACTCATAGTGTTGAGAAGGTTGATATTGACTATTCTAAATACGACCACAGACCCCCTCTTAATCATCAAAAAGAGGCGATTGAGAAGTTAGTGGGTTGTAAACGATTTATTCTTGCTGACGATATGGGATTA